GTAGCAATATCTAGTGTAAATAGAATTCACAATAGAATTGATGATAACAGTCAGTGCGTGGCCAGATGGGTTGGTTCCGAAAAACTCTACCAAATCACCATTGAAATTGCAAAATGAAAATGCAGTATCATATCCAATGGCCAGAATGCTTCTAGCATTCACATCTGACCAACCAGCCTTCTTGACTATAAGGTAAAGAACATAATAAGCTAACAGGATAACCTGAGCCTCCATATTCTTATCGTACTTGCTAAAATCTCCAGCAATTAGGTTCTCAAACCCAAACTTAGTGAGATAATGTGCAAGTTCAGTCCAAGAGGTTGATTGCACCACAGTTCCTGCAAGACACTCAAAAACCAGCGGATTCTTTTGGAAAAGACGAATCACCGGCAGGAGTCTCTTACGGACTGCAATAGTATGTGGCAAAGGAGCCGCCGTGAAGACACGAGTCTTCTTAATAGCACACTTTTTCAAAGGAGTGGCTTCATCCTTTAGATGCCCCGTAAAAACAGGGTAACTACGCTCACCTTGATCCATCTCTTCCTCAATTTGCTTAATGAGGTCATGAATCTCAGATACGAAATCAACACCTTCTGGGTGTTTTTCCGTCTTCGCTTCAACAAGATACTTCTTCTTCGATGTTGCCCATGGGAAACCCATAGAGGATGAAGTATTGATACGATCAATGTACTTCACACCAGGAATACCATTTATTGCTGAAACAGTGGATAGAGGGATTATCTCTGCTTCCCACCCTTCTGGTAGGGCTTCCACACAATCCTCTACATACGACAGTGCACATTCTAAAAGAATATCACTATCAAATTTGGATGTTCTCTCCAACATAGGTCGAAGATTTATTTGCCAAGGCTCCCAACCAGACATTGCTGGTTTGCCATAACCGACATCTTCCAAATTATAATGTTCCAAGACTTTCTCACACAAAGGCGTTTTTGTAACCTTACTCTGTGGCTTTGGTCTGAATCCATTGATAGAGCCATACAAATTGCCACTACCGGCCTCAATATAACGAAAGTTGCTCTTATGATGGATAGGACCCAAAGTTTTGGTGATACCAGCAACTGAAAGTTGAGGCACGCCGCCACCCTGAATCATCATACTGAAAGGGAACTTACCGCTATTTTGCAGAAGATCGATATCCGCTTTACTCACAGCCATGAAGCCAGCGCGATTGTCACGACCCATCGTGTGAATACCTGAAATAACAGGTCCACGTGGGGTATTCGCAACAAATATTGAACCACACATACCAACCTCAGTGACACGACTCATTGTACCAATGTACATATCGACACTAATACCTAGTTCCTCTATAGGAAACTGGCTAAAAGTATTGATCCCATAAACCATGTCCAATGAAATTGTACCATCACACTCACGACGAAAGGTAT